AATCAAAAGATTGAGTGTGCTGTCTAGGTGTTTTATAAAAAGCGTGACAAAGTTGCCAGTTGTTGATTGCACCTGTTAGTATTGTATATGGTTCTTCCAATACAGCGTCGAGGAACCAAGGAAACATATTAGACGTCATTACCTGTTGAATTTTTTCAAATTCAGCAACAGGAAGGAAGTTATCAATTATTTGTCTCATAGTCTATTATATAACAAATAGACTACAAGGTCAAGAAATTTATTAGCCAGTTATGAAATAATACCCAGTTCCGCCAGCGGTAAAATCTAATAATTCTTTGTCAAGGCGCTCAAAATCTTCTTTAGCACTAGATTTCAAATCGTTGCCGTTCATCTGGATTGAGCTTCCTGGACCAGCTATTGATGCAAACTTTCCGCGAGCTTCTCCTAGCATCATTTTACAAGTTGCCAGAGCATAGTCTTTCAACCATTGTTTTGCATATATATCTTGCAACAGCACCCAGTCTGGTCTATAGTTGTAGCTTTGTACAAGTATTTGCTCGCCCTGTGCAAACGGACGTTGTAAAATATCTAGTATATGACTGGTTGGTTTCCAGTTAAATTCTATGTAACTACCAAACATACGTCCTACTAGTTTTTGATAACCAGCAAAGGCATCGTATGTTGCTAACCCGCCCATCATACTTCCTGACATCAAATATGTATTTGTATAAGCTAGGTTAAACGGCTCAAATAACGTACCACCCGCACCAATTCCACTTCTTGAGCCAATAGCTCTACGAAACACTTGACGCACTGTGATGATTTCATCAGGTAATCTATATTCATTTTGATCCTGTATAAGTTCCAAAAAACTGTAACTTTCTTCTACAGCATTTGGGCTACGTTGTCTGTATCGGGTAAGTGCTCTATCTAATCCAGTTTCTAAATGGATAGGATCTAGCTCTACTTCGATCATGCCGTCGCCCAGCATTGTTTTAATGTATTGAAATACATTATTTCTTTCTATAGTACTGTTTGATTGGGTACTTGATGCTAAATCATCCATATTTTGATCTCCTATGATATTTATCTTACCATAAATACTATCATGCCAAGACTTTCATTATACAAACCCGAACGGGGTCCTGATTACAAATTTATTGACCGACAAGTGTCTGAAATGTTCCAAGTAGGGGGCACGGATGTTTATTGGCACAAATATCTAGGTTCAAACAACGATCCTAGCATGGCTACGGCTGATAAGCCTAACTATGCTAATACAAATCCTTCAAATATTCAAGATTTGTTGCTGTTAGAAAACCGAGACAGGACCTACGATAAAACAATTTATAAAATAAGAGGTTTATATAATGTACAAAATATTGACTTTAATTTAAGTCAATTTGGTTTGTTTATTGATAATGATACATTGTACATGACTGTGCATATTAATGATTTTATACATTATCTTGGTCGTAAACCTATCAGTGGGGATGTAATAGAGTTACCTCATTTACGTGATGATTTTGCGTTAAATGAGTTTGATATTGGTATGCCGCGATATTATGTTGTAGAAGATGTAGGTCGTGCCAGCGAGGGATTTAGTGTTACTTGGTATGCGCACTTATATAGATTAAAACTAAAACGCATTACAGATAGTCAACAATTTCAACAAATTTTTGACCAGCCTGCTAAAGATGCTAACGGCGATCCTACTAATCAGACATTACGTGATCTGATGAGCACGTACAATGCTGAGTTGGCAATCAACGACGCTGTTATTAGACAAGCCGAAGCGGATGCCCCATTAAGCGGTTACGAAACCAGACAATTTTACACACTGGGAATAGATCCTGCCAACGGGACTCCAGTTATACAAACAGCAGACCAAGATACAATCGATGCAAGTATTGCCAGCCAACTTGCTTCGGGTACATACGGGGTTGGACAAAAAACAGGTTATCAAGGATACCTAGTAGGCGACGGTTATCCTGTTAACGGGTATACATTTGGTTTTGGAATTAATTTTCCTACTAGTCCAGGTCCCGACGATTTCTTTTTAAGAGTTGATTTTTTACCTAATAGGTTGTTTAGATTTGATAGCGATTTAAATTCGTGGGTTGCTGTAGAAGATGCTGTTAGAATGACAATGACTCAAACTAACACTCGTAGTACATTAAAAACTGGATTTATTAATAATGACGTATGGACATATAACGATGTTGTTACTACTGATTTTGCTACTCTAACAACTGGACAAACTACTATAGACACACAGATTCCAGTTACGGTTACTGCAATGTATATTGTACTAAAGATAGGTATGCCAATGCAAGGTGTAACCGAGTACGATTACTCAATTGCAGACACTCGAGGACTCTTAACATCGTATCAATACACAAACAAATTAGGTATAACTAGTCTTAAATATAGAATTAATTTACCAGTAATTGATAATGTCCAGCAAACAATACCATATGACGGGCAATGGACTATAACTATGTATAACCACAGAGAACGACAACGTCAAAGTCTTAGCAAAGTTCTCCGACCTAGTGCAGATTTTTAAGGATAATTAAATTGGAATTCTTTTATGATGGTCAGATAAGACGCTATATTACACAGACTATTCGTGTGTTTAGTAATTTTGTTGTTCAATACGGTGACGGAAGTCTTCATCGTATACCGGTCATGTACGGTGATCCTGATAGACAAGTTGCTAATATTATTAGTCAAAATAGTTTAGGAAACAAAGTTAATAGTGTGCCAAGAATTGCTATCTATGTTAAATCATTTGCCTTAGACAGAGAGCGTTTATCCGACTCAACATTTGTTGGAAAAATGCATATTCGTGAAAGAGACATGCAACTTGATGAGACGGTTGGAAGTCCTACTTACGGACAAATGATTTATAATCAACAACAAGGGCGCAATTATACTATTGAAAGGTTGATGCCGACTCCATTTAAATTAACCATGAGTTGTGATATATGGTCAAGTAGTACTGAACAAAAATTACAAATAATGGAACAAATTTTAGTTTTATTCAATCCTAGTTTAGAAATACAAACTACCGATAATTATATAGACTGGACAAGTTTAAGCGTACTAAACTTAAACGATATAAATTGGTCAAGTCGAAGCGTACCAGTAGGTAATGATACGCCTATTGAAGTTGCTACTATAACTTTAGATACACCGGTGTGGATCAGCCCGCCAGTTAAAGTTAAACGCTTAGGTATTACTACAAAAATTGTAGCTAGTATTTGGAATAATACTTCACAATCTAATGATAACTACATAGACGGTATTGCTTTTGATCCAATAGGCCCAACATCTGTATTTGATGCTGGAATAACTACCCTAGCTGGTACTATAACAAATAACAATATAGAAGTTTATGCAAACAATGTAATATTATTAAATCCAGCAGAAAGTTTGGTTCCCCGAGAACCGACACTCGATGCGGTTCCTAAGCGTCAAGGCACACGACTTAGCTGGTTACCATTCTTATCTTCTACAAATGGAAAATATGTACCGGGAGCAAGTGCAATTTATCTTACGCAACCCGACGGCACTTATGTCGTAGGCACATTTGTTGTTAACAGTCTTGATGAAGGCATATTAACTGTAGAATGGAACCCCGATACGCTTGTATCAAATACCGGTCTAGACAGTAATGGCATTTTAGAAAATCAACCTGGGTATAATTTAGCCGTTAGTAATAGGCCTAATAGCCCTGGAACTATTGATGCTATCATAAATCCATTGACATTTAATCCTAGAAAATCTGGCGATCCTACTATAGGAACAAGATATCTTATTATTGAAGATGTAGGATTTGCCGGTGCTCCAGCAAACCCAATTACAGGTGCTCCAGCTGTTCCTGCTACTGAGACAGAAGCATGGGGATTATTATTAGCCAAGGCTAATGATATTATAGAATGGAATGGTACTGAGTGGAATGTTATATTTGCATCTAGTCAGTATCCGCATACCATGATCTGGCAAACGAATATATATACTGGAGTTCAGTACAAGTGGAACGGTGTTTCCTGGTTAAAGAGCTTTGAAGGTGAATATACTCCAGAACTATGGAAAATCGTATTGTAAAAGAAGCTATTGTTTGTAGTGGTGCATTATTTTATGCTAAATCCACTCGAAGATTTTTGTTATTACAAAAAGCATCAGGTAAACATGAAGGCACATGGGGCCTAGTTGGTGGCACTAATATTACTGGCGAAACACCATGGCAAGGGTTACAACGAGAAGTAGCTGAAGAAATAGGAACAATTCCTACTATATTAAAAACTATTCCTTTAGAAACATTTGTATCTAACGATCGAGTGTTTAATTTTCACACATACTTGTGTGTGATCAAAGATGAATTTGTTCCTGTATTAAGTGACGAGCACCAAGGATGGGCGTGGGCAACAATAGATCGTGCGCCTAAACCACTACATCAAGGATTACGTAATAGTTTTTCAAGTAAAACTATTCGTACTAAATTACAAACCGTATTTGATCTTGTTGATCTAATATAAAAAAAGCCGCATAAAGCGGCTTTTTTGTCTTTGTAACCTCTTACGCTTGAGCTTCACCCCAACGTAGAACCAAGTTCTGGTTAATTGGTGATCCTTGTGTAATGTAAGCATTAACAAACAAGATATCACAACCGTTTGGATAACAACCACGTCCGCCGATCGGAGTGTTAGTCAATTCCTTGAATGATGTTAAATCCAATGAGTCTTTGTTAGCTGGTGAGTTAATGTACGAGAATACAGTTTCGCCTGGTAATGCGTATGTTCCGCGAGTAAGTTGAACCGTACCATTTTGAATAGCAGCATATGTTGGCTGATTTGTTACTATTCCGGTAAGTGTACCGGTTGTGCTTTGACTAGCAAATGTTGTTGCTACGTTAACTGCATATGTACCAATGTTACCTAATGCATTACCTGTAAATGTTGATGTTAGCTGAATAGTAATGTATTGGTTTACACCAGCATTACCACCGCTCAATATCATACCTGAAGTGATAATTCCGCTTGCTACTGCATTAACAGTTAATGTGTACAATGTACCAGTTGCTGCAACTGATTGAATTGTTTGCGCACTACTAACTTGCCAAGTTGAGTTAACACTTGTTCCTGTACCTGATATGTTAGAAACAATATAACTACCAGCGTTAATACCTGTGCCTGATAAAATCATACCTGGAACAATTGTTCCTGAACCCGGTGCAACTGTAACTGTCATTATGCCACCAACAATAGAAGCTGTAAATGTTACACCGCTTCCAGCTGTTATTGCTCCAGTAAATGTTGCTGTACTGTTGTTAAAACTGGCAATTTTTGTTAATCCGTATAAGCTACCGGTATTGTTAGTAAAGAAGATGTCGTCACTAACTTGTGCTCCTGCGCTACTTGCATTTGCAGTTAATGGTATTAAAGTTGCACCAGCTTGAATAGCAACCGGTACTGATAAAATTGTAGTATTACTATTGGCAAACACCATACTTGATCCCGGAGCAACTTGACTGAAACTTGGTTGGCCAGTTGGGTTAGCTAGACTACTCAAACTGTTAAATGTAATGTTGGTTAATGCTGGCATATTACTAGGATTAATAATACCTTCAATAACTAGTGCAGCATTGGTGCCGCCTGCTCCTGAACTTGATTCAAGAGCATTAAGCAAGAAACTCGCACGATTAATAAGTTCACGGCCGCCCAAGTCGCCAGTTAGTGCGTTTGATACACTAGGTGCTAGACGCACAGCAAACGCTGTTGTCTTTTTAGAACTAATAACAACGTTGGTAACCTGATAGTTAAAAATGTATGAACGATCTGAGTCAAAACCGCCGTCTTCAATAAATGCCGCACCCCAATGACTTACAATGGGGCTAGCCGAACCGTTAACTAGCAACACTCCGGTTGTTACAGTATGTGTTGCAGCAGCACCGGCCGTGAACGTTCTATATCCACCAGTAGCCCATGGGGTAATTGTTGTACCTCTACTTAGTCCAGTAAATGCAGCTGTAGTCATGCTACCAGCAGTAACTGTAGCAGCTACTTGTGTCATCACAGTTGCAAGATTACTTTGTGTAGACAATTGAATTAGACCGTTTGCTCCAGATTGAAGAATTTGATATATCCAATATGTTGTTCCAGATAGAATATTTCCTAGTGGAGATCCATTACTGATATTTGTAAACACTATCTGTTGCCCAACCGCCATGTTTGTTGTATTGCTAACGGTAACTGTGTTTGAATAACTTCCGTTAGTTGCTGCTGAAGCTGTTGCGTATGCATTTACTTTTGTAGTATATGTTATAAATTCGTTATCAATATACAATGTTATTGGATATCCCGATGCAGGTGTTGGGAAGAATGTGTTATCTAATACACTAATAACAGGATCAGATACGCCAACTGAGCTTGTTCCAACTATCTGGCTTCTAGCACTTTCATTTAGAACTTCGTAACGCACTGGCAAGTTACCAGAGCGCATCCACGCTTCATTGTTCACGTTGTTATTACGCAAACGATGCACTGTGATGTACTTGCCCTCAGGACCACGTAGCATCCAATCAATAAATCCAGCGCCATACCATGTCCATTGTACCGCAACCATCTGCATCTTAATGGGAATTATTCGATATCCACTAGGATTAAATGCATCATTTGATCCATCGCAACGATCTACATTCCATTTACTCTGCGGGACTGAGTAATCAATTGTTTTAGCTGCTTTAATACCGCTGATTGATGCATATCCACGATATTGCGGATTAACATACATTAGTGTGTCATTACTAACTTGCGTTACAATGTGACTCATACCGCGTATAACTATGCGATCGCCTGCTGCCAGTTGTGTAGTAAATCGTGTGTTAATACCAACAATTTGTCCAGAACCTACAACTACGTTAATTGTACCTGCCAATTGAAATGTTGAACTGCGTTTAACAGCAGATATAATTTGGCCGTCGTATTGGAAAAATACACCGTTTTGTTCATCGTACGTTCCGCTACGTACACTTGCTCCATACCAGTTACTTAAACTTAAAAAGCAAGGATCTGAAATTGCAGCAGATCCAGCTGCGCCCAATGTTTGATTTGCAACAACTGTAAGTGTACGCTCATCAATAATGTTACCAACAGTATATGTTCCGTTGTATCCAGATGTTATAACTCCAGTTAGTGTAATAGTTGCACCTACTTGAGCACCGTGATCAACGTCATCTGTTGTAATAGTAATTGTTGCACCAATATTTGTGCTGGATGCTACTACAGATCTTACATCGTAATTTGGAGCCATTAACAAGCCAGTATTAAAGTTAATTGATTTACCAGATTGATAACGAATATACTTTTTACTCATACGTATTGCTTGAGCACCATGACTTGGTAAACTTGTACCTAAACTTACTCCACCGTCAAACGGTCTATGAGAATAAAAGCTGTCACTTCTTGCATATAACGCTGCTACAATAGGTGTGCCTGTTTGTATAAATCCAGGACTACGTGCAGTGTAAGTCATCTGATTAGCAATAACTTGGCCAGCTACTGTATTTGTACTTACGCTTTCTACAAAGTACGGACCAGCCACAAACAAATGGTTATTTGTTCCCGTGTCTGAAGTTACGTAAGTTAGTAGTGTACTTCCTGGAAGTAATCCGTGGGGCGCATTGCCCGTGTTAACAGTGACTACGCAGAATCCATTTGTACTAATAAAAGTTGCGGTAGATCCAATACTACTAGTGGTGTTAAGCTGATATGTTCCAGTTTGTCCTGTAGTACCTGTAAGCTGACTTACAATTGATGTTAAACTTGGCACTGTATTATTTGCACTTAGTGCAATGCCCTGCCCTGGTGCTAAAGTACCACTTTGAACTTGTGTAACTGTTAGTACTGTTCCAGTAATAGAAGCGGTAAAGCTACAACTTGTAACCGGGGTGCTGACTGTATAAGTTGGGTTGCTGATTGCAACTCCAAACAAGTAACCAGTATTTGTACCTGCGGTTAATGGAATTGCACTGCCCACAGCTGCAGTCATAGACCCTGTTGCGGTTGTTTGAATCATCACAGAAAGAGTTGCTGAGGTGCTTAAAATAGCATTTCTACTATCAATGATCTGATACACATAATATGTGGTTGCTTGTAAGTTACCAAATGTACTACCAGAAAGAGCAACAGCTTCACCTACAGTCATGTTATTAGTTGTGGTAAAGGTCACTGAATTATTAATAGCGTTTGTTGCGGTAACTGTAGCGTTATAATTAATATTATTACTCAATGTTAGTGTGGTACCACTAGGTATACTGGCAATATAATATTGTGTTCCTGCAACCAAGCCACCAAAACTTGCGCCACCAGTAACATACATATTGCCGCCCGTTGTTGTAGTTAATACTGGATTAGTTGAGCCGCTTGAAACTGTCACAACTGTAATTGTTTTTGTATCAATGATACTTTGTACGTAGTAAGTACTACCAGTAGTCAATCCACCAAAACTAGTTCCCGAGAACAGTAATGGCATGTTAGCATACATACCTATGGTAGATCCCACCGTGATATAATTAGTTGAATTATTAGTTGCAACAGCGTTGGTAATAATTTGATTAACAGTGAATGGTGATCCCACTGACATACCAGTTGTGCTTGTTACCGTTACTACGTTGCCAGTACCGTTAGTTCCAGTAACTGTACAATTAATAACTGCATTAATAGCAGATCCTGAATAGTAACCGCCTGCACGTAATTGAATGAATGGAGTATAGATACTATCGCCGTTACTAAAACCTACTTTACCTTTGGCAATAAAAGTAAATTGTGTTGAGTTTACAACTGTGTATACAAAGAAAGATCCCTCAGCACGGTCGAAACCTGTAATAGCTGGATTAAATCCTTTGATAGTAATTGGCTGTCCTGCAATATAATTATGCGCAGAAGCTGTGGTAATTGTGATAATACTTTCTGCTGTGGAAGAGCCGCCAGATTGTGTGCTGGCATCTGAAGTTGCAGCTGAAACAGTTATGTCAGTGCCTGGAATTTCATAAATGCTAGGTATACCACGTTGTTGACTAACAGTCAACCATTTGGTTGGTTGCATACCATATTCAAAGTCAGCATCAAGTAAACTTTGCGGAGCCGCTACACGCATACGCTCAAACGCATCTGTACCAATTTCTGGACTTCTTACATATTGAAATGGACTTTCGTAAAAAATCTGTATTGCATCACTGCTGATAATACTATTAGTTGAAATACTAGTTATTGTGGCAGCATTTAACTGGATAATAGTATTACCGTCGGTATTGTCCAATGCTGTTATAAAATTTGTGTCGTTTGCACGGACGAATGATACAGAAGTTCCTAAATAGGAAGGATCTGCAAAATTATAAAGTATAACGTTCTTAGTAGTATCGGTAATAACTAATAATTGTTGTAAATCTATCTTACCAGGTACTTCAATTTGCCCTAGTGCTGCATTAAAAACGTACTGTCTAAGTTGACTCTTTGCCATTTCATTCTCCGTGGTTCTATATTTATGCTTATATTAACGTCACTGTACATGTAATGATATGTGAAGTTAGCACAAGACTGCCCAGTATATTATCTATAGTGTATTTATGACGCTTGTGTATACGACTTAGTTAACGGACACCAGTGGTTTTTCTTGGGTAAGTTTGTCCTGTTACTGGGCGAAATCCGTAATTTTGTTTAGGAAATGTAGAACCAGTATGTATTGATTTATAAATGCTAGTTCCGTTAGGTGGTCCTAAGCCGGTTACAGCATCCCAGCCAACAGTTCCTGCGTATCCACTATTAATTACGGTATTATTTGTTCCTACAGTTATATCATAAAAAGCACTGGTATTACCATATGCTATAGTATTCCAGTCAGCACTAGTTCGTCGAACTCCGGTGAGTTGTTGAAATCTAGCAAGCATACCTGCCATAGTTGGGCTTGATAAACTAGTACCGCCATAGCCAGAAATTGATCCGTTATAATATAAAGCGTAAGCGTTCATAGGAGCTGAAAAATCAGGAGCACCTCGATTAGACAATGCTGTAGGACTACCTGTTACTCCGCTAGTAATAGGAGTATAGAATAAACCAGATTGCCAACTAGGTAATGAAAATACTGTACTTACGCCACCGCCACCGCCCCATGTACTACCAAACGCACTGTCTCTATTATCATCGGTTTCTGTTAAACGTCCATTGCTACCATTTAGAGTAAGTTTAGTACCACCGACAGATATAACATTAGGGCTAGATGCTGGATAGCACAATCCAATAGTGCTACCAGTTGTTCCTACCACTGAACCCCAGTCACCCGACGCTGCAAGTACTGTTATTCCAGCATTAGTTGCATTGGTAAAATATTGTTCGTCCGATGTGTATTCATTAGTAGCCCAACTAATTGTAATAATGTGCATACCATCAGCAATTGCTTGTGTTAGCATACTTTGGTATGTACTACCTATGTAGATAGTAATGCTAGCTTGCGGAGCCATAGTGGCCGCACAAAAAATATCTACAGTATTTTCTCCGCTTGCGCCATCGTGGAATGTATTTCCTCTTGAAAAAACACCAGTCTGACCGTCTAGTAATACTTGTGTAACTGTTGGTACTGCGTATGCTGAAGATAGTAGACCGGCTGATTGTAAGTCTGCCCATGATTTATTAAGATCAGATTGTAAAAATCCACCGCCAAAGCTGAGAATTCCGATCTTTACACCAAACCCAGAAGAACTAGGAATATTGTATGCTATTGCAATTTGAGGAGGAGTAAGTCGGCCAGCAACTGGTAACGCAGATGGTGCTTGCCCTGTTGCGGGATCAATTAAATCTACTTCAAATAAATGTGCTGATTGAGCTTCCATATTAATTGCTTACCTAATGTTGATCAGCCAATATTTTAAGATTCTGTTTGTAATATAGTAAGTGTTACAGTTATAACTGAAGCAGATGCTCCGTTATTATAAATTTTAAGAGGAATACTAGTTGTAGGTGTTGCTTCACTACTATATCCCACAATTGCTGGACTAAAATATTGTGTAGTTCCTGTTGTTGAAATCATTTCTGCAATGACTCCTGAACCAGGAGTTGGATCAGTAGTAATAGCTCTGGATGCATCTGAAGTTCTTGCTGCGGTACTAGAATAAACAGTAACCCAGGCACCATATGAAGTTTGAATACTATACAACATATAGCCTTTATAGCCAGTTATGGTATAGTTGGCACTAGATCCTGCCGCAATACTACTAGTTGTGACTGATACAGATGTTCTACTAGCAGCAACAACCGTTACAGTTTGCGTTACCCAACTTAAAGATCCAGAACCGTTAGTAGTTAATACTTGCCCAGCTGTTCCTCCAGTTATTGATAAATTTCCAACAGGACCTAAATTAGTGGATCCAGTAAACGTGGTTTGACTATTAAATGTTACTGCATTACCAAATGATAAAGCACCGCTAAAAGTTGCTCCGGCACTGAATGTAATAGCAGAACTAAAAATTGCACTTGAATTAAAAGTTACTGAAGAACTAAATGTAGTTGACCCGCTTACAGTTCCGCCAGTGAACAGTGGAATAACAGGTGGAGTAAATGTAAAAACACCAGATAAGTTATTATAAGATAAACCACCGCTTCCGCTTGCGGTTGCTGTAGACACACTAAGAGCTGTTAGCTGAATTCCCGACACCGCATTGCCAACTAAGTCTGCAGAAGGTATCCATTTTCCTTGAGATGTACTATATTTTAATACTTGACCGTCTGAAGGGCTTGTAATATTAACATCGGTCAATCCTGATAATGTAGTTGAACCGTTAATTGTAGTGCCGCCGCCGCCGCTTACTGTTGCCCAACTTAAAACACCATTCCCGTCAGTAGTTAATACTTGACCAGCGGTTCCTCCGGCAATCGTAACATTACTAATCAATCCTAAATTAGTTGTTCCTGTGTTCGATAACGGGCCAGAAATTGTCAATCCAGTTAGTGTTCCAAGTATATTAACAACACTAGAACCCAGTGTGGTCTGAGATAGTAAAGTTTGTCCAGCTGTGGTTATTTTTGCTCCGGATACTAGTTCAATCCTATTACCAGCCACTGTTAAGGTTTGCGTAATAAGATTTCCCGAAACGTCTACTAAAAAATACGGACTAGTAAATCCAGAGTCTGATCTAAATAATTTTGAAATAACAGTCATAGGTATACGATGCCTTTAAGCCAGGGCTACTGCAAATGCGGCTGCAATTTTTGTAGCATATTGCACAGTTACTGCACTTGAATTACCTGCTGGTGCTGAAGACATCGACACTGAAGTAAATGTGCCGGGCGCAGGAGTGGTGCCACCAATTGCCACGTTGTTCATAGTCCCAGTAGCTGCACTTGTTATACTGATCACTCCGCTACCTGTTGTTGATAAACTGATATTATTTGCACCTGCTGCAAGTGTTACTTGGCCGCTTGTTGCTGACAAACTAGTAAACGCTCCGGACGCCGGGGTTGTTCCACCGATTGACATATTATTAATTGAACCGGTTGTTCCTGGATTAATAGTCACCGATCCTGATCCGGTTGGAGAAATTGTAACACTGGCATTGGCTGGGCTAATTGAAACTGTAGAAGTTGCAGTTAATGTAGTAAAATTGCCAGGCTTTGGAGTTGATGCGCCAATAGTTACGTTATCTAATGTTCCAGCAACTGCTGGATTGATAAACACTGAGTTAGTAACCACAAGATTTGGTGTTGAAAAGTTGCTTTGTGACCCAATTGTCAGTGTATTAGTCAGCGGATTTGTTGAAATTGTAATACCGTTATTACCAACAACAGTTAATGTGTTGTTGGTAGCATTTAAGCTAATTTGCGATTGGCTGGGCGAAGCAATGTATGTATATCCGTTCATGCTGCTATTACTCCAAGTAATAATTTTGTTAAGTTACCTACTGTTATAAGACTAGTAGGAGTTGTTCCGGGATTGGTAATTTGTAAAGTAGTAAATGCACCACTTCTAGGTGTTGAGTTGCCTACTGTTATATTATTCATAGATCCGCGTGTACCAGAAGATGCACTAAATGTTGAACTACCAGTGGTTGATATTGTAAAATTTTGATTAGTCGAAACTAAACTTGTTGCATTGTTGGATGACAATGCGGTAAATGCCGCTGATTTTGCAGAGTTGGCACCTATTGTCATACTATTAATCGATCCTGTTGCACCGGATGACATTACCACAGCGCCTGTTCCTGTTGGAGATATTGTAATCAACTGATTAACGCCAGTAGCAATTACAGTGCTGGATGACAGCGACGTAAACGTAGCTGGTTTTGCAACTAGAGATCCAATTGTGGTATTATCAATACTGGATGTACTAACAGCCGTTATGTTTATAGAATTATTAACAGTCAAGTTAGGAATGTTGCCCAACGTGGTAAATGTTATAGTATTTGTACTAGTATTAGTTGTAATACCAATACTGGTATCGGTATTTACAAAATTAATAGTGTCTAATATAAAACCTGCTGACAGGATTGCTTGCCCTGGTACTATTACTTGTGCAATATTACTGAGAAATACACGGCCATAACTGTCAAGAGTTACACCAGGTAATGCGCTGCCAGTCCAATTAAGCCCAGTGCCTATTTGGCCTCCGGTACTGTCTGTTTCACCTGTGGTAGAATGTATTTCTAAGTTATTAACCCGCTGACTGTATGTTGCGTTTAGTACAAGATTGACACCTAATAATGGTGTAGTGCCGTTGGCAGCATAATACGGGCTTGCTATCAAATTCACTACTGAATTAGTAACTGTTGCAGTATATTGAACTAGATCTCTTCCTAAATTTGTGCGACCGTATACAGTTATTGACGCTTGATCGTCCCTTGCAGATAGTAATATTTCTACATGTTCTATATCATCTTTACCGTATTCTACTGCTATTTTATAACTTGCACTTTTAAAGTCTTGGAGATACCAACTATCTATTACAGTATTTGGTGCAATAGAGAACATCTTTCCTTGGAAGGAAAATCCGGTCCTGTCTCTAAATTTTAGAGTATTACCCAGGCCTTTTATAAAATAATCAGTAAAATTCATGTCTGCTCGCTATGATCATATATTTATTCAATCTGGACCTTGTTTGCATCCAGTCAAAACACTAGCATACTAGTGTAAAATATGCTAAATTAACACACTATATCAAGGAACAAGTATGAGCAGACAAGAAGGCATGGTTACTAAAGGTTGGGGGTATGAGCTTATTTGGGCTACTAACGATCATTATTGCGGCAAAATAATGGTTTTTACAGATGCAGGGTCAAAATTTAGTATGCATTTTCACAAAGAAAAAACTGAAACTTGGTTTGTAAATTCAGGTAAATTTATTCTAAGATACATAGATACAACAAATGGTGCTTTAATTGAGCGCAATCTTGATCAAGGAGATGTGTGGCACAATAATCCTTTGCAACCACACCAATTAGAAGCACTATTGCCCGGGAGTACAATTCTAGAAGTTAGTACAGCAGATTCTGTAGAAGACAATTATAGAATTGTGCCCGGCGATAGTCAGCTTACGCCCGAGTTGAAAAATCAAAGTTAATAACTATTCTATAATCTTCTTCAGTCGGTGAAGAATCTGAATAATACTGAGCTCCGTCAAAACAGACAAACCTGTTGGCTTTTGCTTCTACTTCTTTAGCTACTGTAGAGATACCGTTATATTTTTCCTTAAAACATCCATGACTAGCATCTTTAAAATCTTTGTATTTAGAAATATCTGTGTGAAAATCGTAAGTTTCGTTGAAGATTTTGGTAGATGCGGTCGAGTCTGTTAGATACAATATTGCCGATGTATGTGGAAACGGAATATTGATAGTTGGATTATCTACATAAGGTTTATCAGTTTTAGTTTGCATAGTAACCTGTATCCTAAAAATCTCATCAACTTGCGCTCCGGTCTGTTCAACAGCTGCAAACAATAATGGTTCCAATGTACTGGCAAAGGGTGTATATTTTTGGCCGTTGTCTAAAGGTACATTTGTGAAAATAGCAGGTTTATTTTTATTAAAGTTCCACGGAAATGAATGAAATTCCACAATGTCAGTAACCAGTTTAAACACCGATGATGAAAGTAAATTATCAATTATAATCATGTTATATCCTTTAGTTGTTTAAAATAGAGTCAACCCACTGTCTGTGATCTACAGGATTTTGGTGTACACTATTTTTTATTTGTTGATTTGTGTGAGATACTTGTTCAGCATATTTTTGTAACCACTTAGTGGTTAAATATTTTTTTATATTTTCTTGATTATCATATTTTCCATGACCGTAAGCAATACAGTTAAAATTCATGGATGTAAACATTTTTACATCTGAAGTAGATATACTATCAAAATTATTTAAATAACTTGTTGACATTTTTTCTTCTAAATCTAATAACCAGTCTGGTTTATTGTTGGTTAAATATCTCCAAAATTCAGAATCTGTTCTATTGGTATTATAAAAATGCCTTACATATTCAAAACTATTTGTATACACATCCTGAAGTACTTTATTGTAAGATCTACGATCCATTGGTAACGGACTAAAATTGTTAAGTTTGGTCATAATATCTAATTGAAGATATGTATGATGTAAACTAGTAGCCTCTAACGGCTCCACAAACCCGCTGGCTAGTCCGATTGCAACACAATTTCCAATCCAAGATTCTTTAAAATAACCATTATTAAATTTAATAACTCTGTCTGATTGTAATTCAACATTGTGATTTTTTAATAACCATGCGTTAAAATCTATTTTAGCTTCTTCGTCGGTCATGAACTTACTTGAATAAACATAGCCAGTGCCTCGACGATTACTTAACGGAACATCTAATATCCAGCCATTTTTAGTAGCTTCAGCTGTTGTGTAGGGTGGAATATAATCATAATGTTTAAATATTGGGTTAGGAATTGTTCTATCTGTGGGTAATTGTTCAGATATATCAATCCATTCGGGATTAAGTTGGCTAATCAATGCTCGTTGATATCCTGTACAATCTACAAATAAATCGGCTGTGATAATTTCGCCAGTGTTTAATCTAATACTTTTAATATTATTATTTTCTACTTCAACGTTTTCTACAATAGCATCAATTGTTTTAATACGGTCTTTAAATTTTTTCTCAATATATCTTCCAACTAATGTAGCATCTACATGCAATGCATGACGATATAATAAATTATTAGCATCAGGAATTACATTATTTTCAAAATAAAATTTACTATAACCTTGTCCGCCATCATAAGTTCCATTAGCCATGTCGTAAGCGTCTAGTAAATTAAATTGTTGTGCTACTCTGTCAAGCCGATTCATGCATTCGTTAACAGGAAAATTATGAAACCACCAATGATCAGGTTTAGTCCAATTTTTAAATTTTAATCCTAATTTAATTGTAGCATTACAATGCTTAACTAATTCTACTGTTGTAACTCCAACTCCCCTGAGGTAATTATCAAACATCATAGTAAGGCTTTCGCCAACGCCAATTCCTGGTTTACTATGATCGTAAATAGACACTACTTCAACTAATTCGCCCCAATAACTTTTAAAATAAGTCGACGCCATTACTCCGGCTGTGCCTCCACCGATGACTACTATTTTCATAATGTATTTTCTCTTATAAATGTCAATGCTTTTTTATGTGATATAACTTCAGAATTATCAGCTTTATAGTATTCAGTAAGCTCGTCTATAATCCGATCAGCTCGATTTTTAATTTCCTGATCTTGGGAGTCAAATTCTTTTAATATTGAATCAATATTAAATAATTTTAAACCATGCAATACTAATAGAAAATGTAATTCTTTAAACAGCACGTATCTGCTAAGTCCTGAAAAATCTTCTCGTATGGGCAACTTAGTTTTCCAAACATTCATTTTTTGTTTTAGACTTTCCGGTAAAGGTACATTAGAAATTTTTTGCCAAAAAGCTGTATCTTGTCTCGGTGTTACAAAATGTAAAACAATAAAATCTCGAATATTTTCTATAATGTCATTAAAAGATTTATTATAATTTGCTATTACAGTCTCATTATAATTTACTAATTTATGCATTAACATAAATGTTTGCTGGATAGTGGTACCAATGCTAGAAGCTTCTAGAGGCTCCACAAAGCTACTACTGAGCCCGATTGCACAACAATTATTAATCCATGCTCGGTCCACGGAACCTGGGTCAAACTTAATATGTTTACCTAACGTAATCGGTGTTCCTAGAAATTCTTCTACCTCTTGTTGGGCTTGTTCTGGAGTTAAGAACTCATCATCATAAATGTATCCGTTACCCCAACGACCGTATGTTGGAGTGCTGAACATCCACCCATATTTCATTGCTTGAGATAACGACCACATGTTATAGTTGTCTGTGTCAGACGTTTGAAATACAATTGCTGAATTAGTTTTTAAATACTTGCTATGGCTTATCCACTTTGCACCCATTTTAGAAATTAATATTTTTTTAAAGCCAGTACTATCTATATAAAAATTGCTTTTATAAGTAGAAGTAGTGCTAGCAATATAATCTATTTCGCCAGCTTCATTTAAAATAACATCAGTTATTTCATCGTTGATAATTTCAATTCCTTTATCTGTAGCAATTTTAGATAAAAATTCATTTAACTTAAAAGTATTAAAATGGTATTGCGCCACTGGGGACTGGTTTTCTTTCAGGTAACGTGAATTTAATTTATTTTTCCAGAATGACTCTCCAGATAATTTACTAGATTCAAATCCTTGTGAAATTAACCTGCCGTAGATGTACGGGTATTCGCCCACTAGTTCATCGTATCCATTTTGAATGCTGTGCATATAATCAGGAACACCCCAGTCTTTAAATACAATTCCAATTTTAAATGTTGCATCTGTTTGTTTAATCATGTCTGCAAGATTTATTCCTACAAAAGAAGCAAACTCGTGCCAGTGTTCAGTTGATCCTTCCCCTACTCCAATTATACCAATTTTTTTAGAGCAAATTATTGAAATATTATAATCTGGAAATCGTGTTTTTAAAATCAAAGCAGAAATCAACCCGGCAGTTCCGCTGCCGACTACATTGATTTTAAATTTTTCATTCATCTTGATTTCCTGATTTTTGTATGCTATTATATAGTCATAACCTAGTAGGGTGCATAAAATTTATGATAATTACTTTACTAGAAAGGCAATCAAGATGAGAACAAAAATCGACAAAATAGTTGTATTAGGAGGAGGATCTGCTGGTTGGATGACTGCCTCTACGCTTATTAATTTTTTTCCTGAAAGAGAAATTGTCGTAATCGAAAGTCCCGATATGCCTATTGTGGGCGTGGGAGAAAGCACTCTAGGAACTATAAGACATTGGATGTATTCACTAGGAATTGATGAAAAAGATTTCATGAAATACACTAATGCTTCTTACAAAATGAGTATTAAGTTTACTGATTTTTATGAAAAAGATGCAGGATCTTTTCATTACCCGTTTGGAGCTCCAGTTTTAACAGATGCGCCAAACGGACTTCAGGAGTGGCAAGCTAAACGTGCGCTTTATCCAGATACACCTGTTGAAGATTATTGTAGAACTTATCTTTCTAACATGCCGTTAATCGAGTCTAATAAATTTAGTAAAAACGAGCATGGACTATTTGATGAGTATCGTCCAGAAATGCATGTTGCATATCACTTTGATGCGGTATTATTTGGTCGATGGCTTAAAGAAAGTTACAGTTTACCTAAGGGTGTAAAATTAATTACAGGCACAGTTACTGATGTTTCAACATCTGAAATTGGTATTGATAAATTAACATTATCTGACGGAACAGAAGTTACTGCAGATTTATTTGTAGATTGTACTGGCTGGAAAAGCATGTTGCTAGCAGGTGCATTGAAAGAACCGTTTAAATCTTATGCAGACATCTTGCCAAGTAATCGAGCATGGGCATGCCAGGTTCCGTATGTTGATAAGGAAAAAGAACTTGAACCGTATACTAACTGTACCGCAATTGGTCACGGTTGGTGCTGGAATATTCCATTATGGACTAGACTAGGAACAGGTTATGTATACAGCG